TTCCTGTTTTCGCTACGCTCAAAATCGTCAAGACTACGCAACTCGACTCACTCGCAATTCATCTCAACACCTCCCTATCGGGTAGGTGTGAGCCTTCTTGCTGATTCAGGTAAATTCGCGCCCAAAAACGAATCAGGGGATACGAGTACATTAAAACAAAGACTGCTGGATAAATATAAAAACCCTCCCAAGCAAACAGTAGAAGATTTTATTAAAAAAGAACCTAACGGTAAAGAAACTAGGACTTACGCCACATCTTTAGCTAAAAAAGCTAATGAACTTACAAGAGCTAGTAATGCTGAAATCGAGGACATGGAAAACACATTGCTAGAAATTGACGCGCTAAAAGAGTATTCTGATAAAAAATTTGATTATTATTTTTATCAGATCGATGAAGAAGTAGGGGACAATGAAACCCCTGAATCATGGAGGTATCAAAAAGCGTCCGATGCGCTAGGAAAGGCTTATTCCAGTCTCGACGAAAAATATCAAGAAAAGGATCAAGCTCGGTACGATCGCCTAAAAAGAAAAATGCAAGAAAGGGGAATAGAAAGATAGATTTCAAAATAGATGCGATCGCTGCTTGTAGCCCATCCTTTTGATCAGACTTCAGGAAACAAATCTGCCTCACTCATCTCCAAAACAGAAGCGATCGCTCTCCTTGCCGCAGGCCAAGGCTGTCTGTGTCCCGACTCAAAACCGCTAATATAGCGACTCTCAACCCTGTGACCCGACTGAATAAGTAATATTGACAATTGAACTTGGGTTAATCCCTTTTCTGTACGTACCCGCCGTAGTGTTTCACATGGCGGGTATTCTGTTAATTTTGGTACTGCAACCATAGGTGAGTGAGTAGGTGAGTGCGTCTTTTCAAAATAACCTATTTTCATCTATTTTAAGCAGATTAAAACCTGAAATTTGCTACGATAAATGCCCTCTTTATATGAAATAGAAATATTTAAAGCAGGTACTCGCCCCGCGTCGAATGGGGAGATGACCACTATCACCCCTGCTGACTTACAGCAAGTGGTTGACACTTATAACCCTGAACACTTCCGCGCCCCATTGATAGTTAGTCAAAGCATTGGACACGACATTGGAAGTTACACGGATAAAACCGCGTCTAAATCCAAAGAACTGTGCCACGGCATCCCCAAACAATTGCGGTTGGCAGGCGATCGCCTCATGGCTGGATTTGAGAAAGTATCCAAGGATTTTGCTCAGTGGGTACGAGATAAACAAATCCACTCAGTTTCTAGTAGCTTTTACTTACCAAATTCCCCAAATAACCCCTATTCCGGCAAGTGGAGCCTAAGACACATTGCCGGACTAGGTACAACCCCACCTGCCTGTAAAGGACTAGCAGCTTTACCCGACCCGCCACCGGAATGGATGGAGGTAGGGAGCAGGGAGTGGGGAGCAGGGGTTTTTGAACCCTATGCAATCAGTTTTAACGAACAAGAAGAAGGGGTAATCGATTTTATGGGGGTGATGATAGCAAGTTCTCCTTGGATGATCGCGGCTGATTTGTTCCAGAGACAGCGCGAATACTTAATTGAGTCCGAAAGCTTGGAGGTGGCGGATCGTGTGCTTCCTGCCGATCAAATCGCCGCACTTCGCAGCATGGCAGAGATGGATTCAGATAAATCCCGCCAAATCTACGAATTGCAAATGCGAATCGCTCAGTTAGAACGAGAAGAGTTATCGGAGTACGGAGAAGGCATGAAAAAGACAAAGCCGATGGATGACGAAGAGGAAATGATGGAGGATGACGAAGAAGATATGGAGGGTGAAGAATACCTCTCAAAGAAAAAGAAAAAATCGATGGATATGAGCGAACAAGAACAAGCCTTAGCAGACAGAGAAAAAGCCTTGAGGCTTAGGGAAGAAGCTTTTGAAAGGCAACAAGTAAACAGCTTTGTAGAGGGATTGGTTAACCAAGGTAAGGTATTAGCCGCTAAAAAAGCTGACACCATTACATTGTTGCTAAACACCCCCAACACCGCCAATATTGACTTCTCTGAGGACGTTGGTAGCAAGACCCCGCGCCAAGCCTTGATGGATATGCTCAACGACCAACCATCCTGGAACTATGGAGAAGCGATCGCTCCTAACTTCACAGATCCCGTTAGTCCTCACAACCAAAGTTTCGCCCTCCCTGGCGCAAGTGCAGAATCAGTCAAGCAAGATACCGCGATCCGCGCTTGGTGCAAACAAAACGGCAAAGACCCAAGTGATGCTCATAATTACTCCGAAGCCGCGACGGCGCTAGGGTTCACCTACTAGTTCTGTTGACCAATGACTAATGACTAATGACTAATAACTATGAGTAAACAACAACTAGCAACCAGAGTCGTTACCGTCGTTCCCTCTGCTGCTATCAGTAAAGGACGCGGCATAACTCACGCTTGGGCGCAAGCAACAGACGGCACAAGTTCCGCAGGACAGGCAATCTTTGCGATCGCTGATGAAAATATCGCAGCAGGCGATCAAGGTCGCGCCATTATGGGTGAAACCGCAATGGCTGAGGCTGGCGCAGCGATTAACGGGTCAGAGCCTCGGCTCAAGACCGATGCTCAAGGACGCTTTATTCCTTGGACATCTGGCTCAATCGTTGCCGCACGTCTAGTGCCAGGACAAACCGCAGGCGCAGCCGGACAGTTTGTCGAAGTTTATATCACCTCTGTTTAAGTGCTGAGTTGAAAGTGCTGAGTGTTGAGTAGTAATACTTGTCACTTAGCACTAATCAAGTCCAAGCGCCACAGGCGTACTCAGCACTCAGCACTCAGCACTCAGTACTTTAAAAATTTATGCCCTCCCCAGTTTCAGTTTTAGAATCACGTTTAGGTATTAATCAGGTACTCACAAACCTTGCTCAAGGTTACAAGCAGCCTGATTTTGTGATGCGTCTTCTGTTCCCCTTGGCGGATGTTAGTACCTATGGTGGTCAAATCATCCAGTTTGATGAAGCAGCTTACGAAGACGTGACAGACGATCGCGCTGATGGTGCGCCTTACCCGGAAGTACAATCCGGTTACTCTGGCGTACCCTTCAAATTGGCGTTCAAGGGTCTGACTTACAAAGTCCCAGATAAACGCCGCAATGAAATGGCGAATATGAAAATCAATTGGGGCGCAATGGCTACCAACGTCCTAATGTCAAAAGCAGGGTTGCGCCACGAAATTGAATCCGCAGCGATCGCTACCACTGCCGCCAACTACGCAACCAATAACGTCGTTACCTTAAGTTCCGGGACTCAGTTAAATGAGTCTGGAGTTGACCCAGATCCAGTAATTAGAACAGGGATTACTGCTGTTGGGAATCAAATTGGGGTTGAGCCAAATGTAATGCTAATTGGTGTTTCAGCCTTTGATGCCTTAGCCACCAAATACGCTCGAAACTTCACCTCAACCAACACAACCCCAGGGCTTAGACAGCAACTAACAGAAGACACCTTGGCTCAAATCTTCGGTTTCGCTCGTTGCCGCAAAGTAAAAGCCTTGAAAAAGGTTGGTGCTACCAAGTCTCGCGTCATGGATAAAGATATCGTCTTGGCGTATACGAATCCTGCGGCCTTGAACAGCGATCGCTTACCCTACCGCCCAATGGGCAACATCGACGTAAATATGCTTGAGCCTTCCTATGGCTACACCTATGTTTACGTCAACAACCCCTTGATGTACGACCCAGGACGTAATGAAGAGAACAAATACACCTACTACCAGCTCGACTTTGACCGCAAGGTTGTCGCTACTGGTGTGCAGGAATCTGATAGCAAGATTATTTCTGGCTACTTAATTAAAAATGCGGTGGCGTGATGAAAGCAGTAGTTACCGTTGGTTCTGTTCATTTTGGCGAAAAAGTCTATCAAGTAGGCGATGAGCTTGAGGCGGGCGAAGAAGTGTTCGCTCCTTTAATTGCCGCAGGTGTAGTTGAATTGGTTGAAGAAACCCCTAAGTCCCCACCCAAAAAGCAACCCCGCAAGCCAGAAGAGGAACCTGAAACTCCATGAGCTACGCCACGGTTGAGGAATTTACATCGGTGATTGGCAATCAAGAAACAGTCGAATTGACCAACCTTGATAATCCCAGCGCCACGACCGTGAACAGCGATCGCCTCCAACAGGTTCTAGAGGATGCCAGTGGCGAAATTGATGGTTATTTGGCAACCCGTTACGCCACACCTCTAGAATTTATCCCCTCAACTATCCGCACCTACTGTGTTGACATTGCTTGGTACAGACTTGCTCAAAACAATGCCCCTGAGCAGTTTGCGACACGGTACAACAACGCGATCGCGCGTCTCAAGGATATCGAAAAGGGCATCATGGTACTGCTTGATCCAACAGGATTTCCGCTACCAAAGCGCCTTGAAACCAATCCTTTAGTAGACGATCGCGGTAACTTGCTTGATGATTGGTCGGTGGCTTATGTGCCGGGTGGTGAGGCAAACCTAACAAGAGAATTGTTAAACGTTCAAGATATTTACAGGTACTAAATCAGCGAACAGTGGACAGTTACCAGTAATCAATAAAAACCGATAACTGATAACTGATAACTGATAACTGATAACTGATAACTGATGCTCAAGGAAATCAAGCAAGCTATTATCGCCCAACTGCAACCCCTCTCTGATAGAGCGCGAATCTTTGCTGACGATACAGAAGGGGAAGCTGGTTCAAATTCTCAAGTCCGTCACGACTACATTATTCGCGTATCTTATGCAGGTGGCACGTTCACCCCACCCACCACTACAACAAGGGTTGCATTCCAGCAGGGCGATCGCTCCTTCCAAATCGCAGTTGAGTACCGCGATTTACGCAACGAAGATAAAGCGGTGGAATTGTTGGAGGAAATTCAGGGGTTGATATTTGGCTTTTGCCCTTGTGTTCAAGGTGTTACGGGCGAATTTTATTTGGGAAGTGACAGATTTATTCGTAACGACAACGGTGTTTATTTTTACGCAGTGACTTTTAATATTTCAACTCATATCAAAAGGTAGTTTATGGTAAATGCTCAATATGGCTTAAGAACATGGACGCGGTTAGGCATTAGTCGTTACGCGACTATTTCAGGCGAACGTGTCAAAATCCCGATGGGTGTAATTACAGCCCCTGGCACAATGTCTATCCAGATGGGCGAATCTATTGAGGAATTAAAAACCAAGTCCTGTAAAGGGCAAACAGTTACCGCCTTTACTTACTCCAACGAAATCGCGCCCGAAATTCAGCTTGAATGCTCGGTAGCTTCACCCGAATGGGATACTTTTGTCCACGGCAGGCTGATGGCTGCTGGTACTAATGTAGAAGGGTTTGCGTATTTTGAACTTGACGCAACCAAGACATCCTTTCCAGCTAGGACTTCAGGGCAAACAGGTTTTGGCGTTACGGCTCAATCCGCCTCTGACTACTCCGAAATTTACTACATCGATCCAGTGACTAAGCTTGCTCAACCATTAGAAATAGTTGCCTCATCCCCTGCCAATGATCAGATTGTGATTGGTAACAACTTGGCAATCACACTCAGTCCCGAACTTGCCGATACTGGATACAGAATTGAGGGGTGGGTTCCTGTGACACTCAGTGCGGCTACCATTATTAGTGCTGAATTGTTGGATGTAGTTGAAATCAAGGCACAGGGCATTGATTTTAATGAAAAAGTAGCAGGATTTCGCGCCCGATACTGTACACGCCTAGCTGGTGGTGAAATCAACCAAGATCCCGCAAGGCAAGCTAATTTCCGTATTTTAGAAGATCCCAATGATGGTACGGGGATAGGCTTTCAGATGTTCTATCCTAATCTTGAGGTTGTTTGCTGATGGTTACTGAGCGTAGCCGAAGTATGGAGTTTTGGAGACTGGATACCATAGATGGTGATTTCCTCTTGGTTAAATCACCATCATGGGCGATCGCTCCTACAATCCGCGCCTACCATCTAGAGTTAATCAATCGCACCCGTCACATACAGGATTCGCACTTGGTAGAAGCAGATGAGGTGTTTTACTCAGGACTCACTCCCTACTATCAACACCTGGGCGATCGCTTAGGCTTCGATCCCTCCATCCTCACCCCCGCATCTCGCCATAGCTTTTTCATTGCTGCCGAGTCACGCGGGGAATTTTGGATCTCAGGGCTTGAGTTGCTCATGGGGTTCGATTATGAAGCAGAGGGGCTGAGGGGCAAGGGCGCAGGGGGGCTAAGGGTTACTAGCGGGGACTTCAATTTAGATGTGCTGGCGGAAATGCTATTGATTCCTCGCCCTTCGGACTTGGAATATCTGTTAAACAATTTATCCCCAGGTGCGATCGCTCTGCTTGCTAAACAAATAGGCGATCGTCTGCGTGGCAAGGAGGCGCTTGACGAGCTACAAAAAGCAAGAGACTTAGAGATTTTTGAACAGCAAAAAGGCGTAGATTTGTTGAAGAAATCAGGGTTTAAAATCTAATGCTACGGATTGTAAAAGGCAGATTTTTAAAACCTAATGGAGAGCCTTTAACTAATCATCCCGTAATGTTTAATTTTACGGGTGGCTTTGATGCTGAAAATCAATACACCAAGCGCACATGGACGGAACGCACAGATGAAAATGGTGAATTATCTGTTGAACTCTGGGCAAACGAAGATAGTTTAATATCTTCTAAATACAGTTGCAAATTCGGCAATGAAGTAGTCTTTTTTACCGTTGAAGCGGGCGAGGGTGAAGTTGAGCTTTCTGATTTGAGAATGCAGGATGCGGGAGGGGGAGATCCGCCGCCAACTAGTACTAATTATTATCAACTTTTACAATACACGGGCAGTAATAATTTTCAACTAAATCAAGTCGTCTCATCTCCTGAAAAAGCCATGCTTTTTATTAATGGATGCAAGGCGAAATTTTCACAAGATTTCAATATTAATAGTTCTACTTTAAATTGGCTAAATACTTTTGGTTTGGATAATTCAGATGTGATTGAGGTTTATTACTAATGCCTATTAAAGCAAAGCAAATAGAAAAGTTAATTGATGCGCCTATTACTATTCAAAATGTAAGTGTCACCGGTTCATCGGCAACGGTAACTACTCCAATTACTAGCGCCTTGAGTAGTGCGGGACAGGGTGGAGCAAGTGTGCCTGTGCAGGTGGCAACATCTACGGCGATTGGGATTGTAACAGGAAGTACGCCAATACCAATTCGCAGTAACACCACAAAAGAAGTGCTGACAGATGCTTCTGGGAATGAAATTTACGGTAAGCTATCAAGTTCTACTGGTGTTTACACTTTATCTTTCTTTTCGCTAATTGACGGAACCGAAACCTCCTACACCTTTGCTAGTTCCCAATCAATTGATTTTGATTTCATTTATCGATTTGACTTCTATCGCTTACCTGCAAATTTCGCTATAGCGCGAAATGTTTATACAGATCCTCTCGGTGGTGCTGTTGGCGGTGCGGCATTATTCACAGAAGTGTTAACAGTTACCGCCTTAAATACGATTAACGACCTTACTAAAACCCCATCAACTAACAACAACGTACATCTAATTGTGAACGGTGTAATCGTAAGTGCGATCGCATCTCATTTCAGTATCTCAGGAAAAGCAATAACCTGGAGTGCTAACAATGCCGGATTTAATCTAGAAACCACTGATACCGTAGTCGCGCTGTACACTACCAACGAATAATGTCAATCAAGAAAAAGCAGATAGAAGCAATTAGCGGCTATCAAGTGTTTATATCCTCCGGTACATGGACAAAGCCAAGCAATGCCACCTTTATAGAAGTGGAGTGCTTTGGAGGTGGTGGCGCTGGGCGTGGTGCGGGTACAACAACGGGTGGTAGTAGCGGGGGTGGCGGCGCTTGCTCTAGACGAACCTTCTCGGCCGCAGATTTAACCAGTACCGTAACCGTAACGGTTGGCGCTGGCGGAACTGGAGGGGCAGGAAGTAGCGGATCGGGTGGAAGCGGTGGCACTAGTCCCGGAAACAGTAGTTTTGGAAATTATTTATTTGCAGGAGGCGGCGCATCTCCCAATAGCACAACGGGAGGGCGTGGAGGTGGAACCCTTGCTAGTGGCTCTACTTCTGGTATCCCTGACGGTGGCAACGGTGGTAGCGCGTCTGGCTCGACATCACTCTTTGGTGGAGCAGGTGGAAGCGGCGCTGGTAACGCTGGTGTTAGTAGCGGTTATGGAGGTTGTAGTGGTGGCGGTGGTGCTACCAGTGCTACTGGTACAGGTTTTGCGGGTGGTGCGAATCTTAATTCCGGCGGTAGTGCAGGCACAGTCGGCGGTAATGGTGGGAATGGTGCAGATTCTAGTACAGGTGCAGGCACAGGCGGCGGTGGCGGTGGTGGTAGCTCAACAACTGGCGGTACTGGCGGAAATGGTGGTATTCCTAGCGGCGGTGGCGGTGGTGGTGGCGTAGGCACAGTACAAGGCGGCGCTGGTGGTAACGGGGGACGCGGTGAAGTTCGTGTGAGGTGGTGGTGATGCGATATGCAATTATTGAAAACAATCAAGTAGTCAATGTGGTGCTGATCGAGAGACTGGAAGACTTCGATCCTGCAATAGAAGCGATCGCCTCAGAAACAGCCAATATCGGCGACATCTGGGATGGCGCTAACTTTGTCGCTGCAAATAACTCGCAACCACTAGACTGGGTAGGATTTAACAACGCCTTGCTTGTGAATGAAGCCTATAACCGCGCCGCATCCACAACCTTGAATCAGCAAGCAAAAAATAGGATGGAGGCTTACGCGATCGCTCTTGGTACTTCTAATGCTGATGTTAATTTACCTGTGTTCGCACTGCTATGGAATCAAGCAATGGAAGGCGTACCACTACCAAGCAAACCATCGATAGAAGAAGTTGACGAATGGAGAGCGATCGCTCTTGCTTCTAAGATGTCGTTTACATTTAATGATGAGGGGTTGATTGATTGAACTATTTATGGTTGCTTACTTTTGGCTTTGCTTTTACTGCGATGTTTCGATTGATTCAAAATATTGAATCTCGACTAAAAGAACTAAATGAGTGCGATATATGCTTTTCCTATATAGAGCTAGGTGACGGCGTTTATAGGATATCTCCCCGCCCTCGCAATTATGAATTACTGCGAGAATTATCGAATGTGATTTGGATTGAGGTTAAGGGAGATGATTTGTTGATTAAGGCAGAAAGACTAACTACGGTAGAAGATATTGTTTATACGCTAAATAGCTTTTGACAGCGCGATCGCCTGTGCTAGATTAACCAATATTCCTTTTTTGCAAGCCGCGTTTGACGCGGTTTTTGTATATGTTGGTTTCTTCTCCCTACCTCCCCACCACGGCGAAAAGCGATCGCCTCGCCCTCAACACCCAAATCAAGTTTGATACCAACTACTACGCTCCATTGGTAGTTGTAGATTTTGGTGGAGGTGAAGCCTACACGGCGACGAATACAGGAGATGTAAGTCTCCCTGATAACTGGGAATCAGTAATGGCAGTAGAAATTAACGGACAAACCCTCACACCCGCCGTAGATCCCGAAAATCCACAGACGAACGAGTTCCTGTATAACCCCTACACCAAAACAGTACAAGTTTCTCAGTCTGGCGGTAGCATCAAAGTACTAGGCGGTAGAGAGCAACTCAAATTTGCCCCGCCGCTACTACTACCCCCACACCCGGACTTATTCACAAAACTACCACTAACAGGTGCGATCGCTCTCAATGAATCCTTTGAGCAGCACCCCACCGCCCAGTTTGAATTTGAAGTGACTGGTGTAAGCAAATCAACTCTACAAAATATCTTTAAGCCAGGAACAGAGATTGATTTATATGGCATCCCACTACGAATCAACAGCCTTAACCTAACTGAATTGCCCCGTGCTATTTACCCAGATTCTAGAATCAAGGTGTCAGCATCGCTTGGTGGTCGCTGGGAGAACTACCTTGATACTCTATGCTTTCTTCGCAGTGATGGAAAAAATAACGCACCCTCGGATACACCCTTTCAAGACCCGGAGTGCGTTTCTACCAACACTGTAAACGTTGACCCCAATAGTAACACTACGATCGCTCTGTTACTAGCCAAACTCGGCATTAACTATATCGGCCCCAACTTAGCACCAGTCCCCATTCCCGACGACACACCAAGAGATGCGGTTGTTAGCCCAATACAGCTACTAAGCGATCGCCTCCGCTTGGCTAATTCCTTTGTTCGTTATTCCAATGCCCAGGGTATTCAAGTAGTCCCAGTTAATTCAACTAGGGTATGGACTTATCAAGAAAGCGATATTTTGGGGGAAGTCGAGACGAGTTACGAGGCGATCGCTAAAACTAGTAAGTCTCGGTTAACAAGCATTGCTGATTACAATCCCAGTGTAGATTTGGTGAACTTCCCCTCTACTATTACTGCTGCACCTGTGCCGACATTGAGGGGGGAGGGAGCGACGGCGCTTGGTTTTGAATACCCAAACATCGAAATCACGGGCGACTTCACCGAAACCACCACCAAAGAACAAGAACGCACCCAGGGGCAAACCCCAAGGTATGTACGGAAGGAAATCAAGCGCAACACCAGGGCAGAAGGGGATGTGACAGCGAATATTCCCTTGGAAGGTGTAAGCGAAATCAAAACCATGTCCCTGTGCTTTGATATTGGAGGACAAACCAAATCTCGCAGTTATGTAACCGAGGAAAACGGAACCAAGGTACAAGTAGTTGATGAAACTTGGGGATTTGCCTACACCGCAGCATCGATCTACAACGGCGCTACAGGTAATTTATCCGGCGACCCTAATACAATCTGGCGGTGCATTCGGCGCACCACGACTGATTACTACTACGATTACAATACAGGCTACTTACTCTATGTAATTACAAGCGGGTACAACACAGTTCGCTACAAGGAGGAAAACCCGCAAGCACCGGAAACATTGGAACTAACCCCAAGTGACGATGAATACAGTTTATACAGCTTCTTCCGCGTCCCCGTCACCGGGCGCACCAGTTACTCTTTGAAATTATTCCCTGAATACGTGGCGAGTGAAGGGTTATTTGAATTAGTCAAAACCTGTAACCGTGACGGCACAAGTTCACTCACTCCATTAATTAATCCAGATTATGCGCCTCCTTATTATGTGGAGTGGGAGCGCACAGAGATGACCGCTTTTGCTTCTCGCAAGAACATTGATGACGGTCAACCTGACTTTATTGTCGGGGAGGAGTCGCGGTTCCAAATGTATCGACAAATCATTCCCGCCGAATACAAGGAGAAAACCGTAGGTTTCGAGAACGGCTACCCAATTATTGAGCGAGGCGATCTGATTACAGATCAAAAAATCTTGGCTCACAATATTGAATTTAAAGCCCAAGGACAAGCGATCGCCCAAGCCGTCGAACGCGTGTGGACTGAAGAAAGTATGGGCGAATTAACTTTAGCTACAAGACGCAATCCCTTGTACACCCGACAAGAACCAGCACAAGATACCAAGCGAACTGATATTAATGATCAGCAGCAGTACAGATATTTGGTACAAAGCGCAGGGTACGCAGTAAGCGATCCTGTTGGTGGATCTGAATCGGTTCCACTGGCTAAAACTTGGAACGAGGCATTGGTTTATTTGCAGTGTAAATTGGCTATTGAGAATTGGCGTAATGGATTTACAGAATCGCTGCAAATACCAGGAAACTTGCAGATACGTAGCGGCGATCGCTTCAATTATTGGTGTAATGGTGAGTATCGCCAAAGAGTAGTATTAAGTGTGCAGACTCAATTAAATATTCTGGGTGTGGTGGATGGGGTGCCGCGCATCACCTACGCCACATCCCTATCTCTTGGCCCGTGGGTCAACCCAACAGTCGCCTATAGTAAAATACCTCTACCCAAGGAACCGAAAGCACCGACAGTTAATATTACTGTGACAAATGTTGTTTCTCAGACGCTTGGTTCTGTTCTTGATTGGGCGACAATTAGAAGTAGAAGGAATTTTTAGGGGCGAAATAAGAATTTTTATGTTTGAACCTTTAGTGGACGAGCTTTGTTTCTTGCTAAAACGTTTATTAGAGTTATTAACTCTGATAGACAAGTTAAATCATCTTGCACTTAGGCTTCTAATTGGTAAATACGCCAGACAAGAATTATCTATAGTGTTAGCCGAGCTTGAATTAGTTGGCTTTATAATGCTTTGTGTTTGGTATCTATGGAAAATCACTCACTAGGCAATTAAGAGGCAAAATATAAGTTATGGCTCAATTGTTTTACAGCACAGATTTAAAATATTTTATTGCTTTTGTGAATGGCGAAGTGGTGGACATAGGATTTAATTATCATGTCCTGGCTCATAAAATGGGAATAAGAACTCGCCCCAAAGGTTTCAAAAATGAGTAATGGAACAAAATACAAATTTTGTAACTTAGGGGCGATCGCTATGACCACTACTGATTACGACCGCAGTAATCCGATTCAGATGCGTGTATCTGACTTTATTAGGAAGTTATCTTCTGTTGTAGACGCGATGTGTGCTTCATACTTAGACGAAGTTGGTGAGCCGGGATTTATATTAAAAGATTCCAGTGAAGATCGCTTGCTAACTATATACAGAATTATCCCGCCATCCAGTGTTAATGATTGCGACTTCACAAACAATGATTCGCTTGTTGACGCAAAGCTTTTAAAGGACAAATGTGAGCAATGGCGATCGCTCGTAGATATCCCCGCATCTCAAGCTGAAATAGTGGTAGGAATAAGCAAGTTTTGGATTCAAAAACGTAGTGATATTTAAGGCGATCGCACCGCCAATTTCAAGGGATAATGTCTATGGAATTAGAACAAGAAGACTGCGGGGTTTTATTAGCAATAAAACAGCCATGCCCAGACAAGGATCTAATATTTAAATTGCTTTTCGATAGCGAAATAGTTGCTTCTGTGGCACTTGCTCAACTTACAGGTTTTAGCCCTATACCTTGCTACGAGTTTCGCTGGTATTACGATCATGAATTACCTGTTCCTGTTGGTACGCCGCAACATAGGGCATTGTTGAAAAATTTTGGGTGTATGTGGCGCTGGGAGAAAATAGAGGATGCAGAAGACGGTGAGCCTTGGCACAAAGGAAGATAGTTTTAAGGAGAGCGATCGCTTATGAAAAGACTCATTATTGAACGACATTGGCAGATCAAAATATTTGTCGCACTGCTTTGGTTTTTGGTATTTTTGTTTCAGTCTTAGGAGCGATCGCACCATGATTCACCCCGATCAACTAACCGAACCCCAAGTAAGAGAAATCCTCAATGATTTTGTGACAATATTGGCATTTTATGAGGGGGTTTCTCTCAAAGAAGAACATGAAATGTCAGCAGATGATCCTAAGATGGTTAGGTGGCGTGAAACAGCAGAATCTTTGTGGAATGCAGTTAAGGATGCGATCGCATGAATACTGGAGAAAAATTAGAACTATCAGAAAATGAAAGTGAATTCCAGAAGAAAGTTTTAGAATTTTTGGTCAATGGCTATGAGCAATTTGCTAACAAACGCCTATATCCAGACTGTGTATTTACTGCAAGTAAAATAATAGAAATCAATGGAGTAAAAGCCTACTATCTTCATATTGAAGCCCACCCACCAAAATATAGGTTTCACGATTACACATTTCGGGCGATCGCTCAATTCAGAAGATCGATAGAAGGGGGTGAAACATTTAATGTTCAGCTTCTTGATGTTGTTGATTATCTGCAAGTAGAAAAATTCTTCACACAAATTTGGATGTTAATGGGATGTGGTGTTTATCATGATGGTTGAACCGAGGAGCGATCGCCATGAGTGACAAAAGTATGGGCGATCGCCTCGCTAGATCCAAAGGAGAACGCGTTATGAAAATCCACACTGCCGGAGATGCTTTTTTAGCCTCATTAGGTGCTTGTGTTTTAAGCGTATTCGTAGTAATTAGGCTATTACTTGTTTGTGTTGCTATTTGGAATTTCTTTCATCTTGAAATAGTTAACGCTTGCGCTTTTTTGGGTATCTCTGAGTTTCTTGGTTGGTTGGTTAATGGAATTGTTGAGAATATACGAGAAGGCGATCGCTTATGAGTGGGAAGATGAATTTTGTATACGCAAGAAAATTGAAAGATAGCGCAACCCCTCGTAATTGGACAAAACAATAATGTACACAACAGCAAAAGCAGCCGAACCCTGGCTTAAGTTATTCCCAAAAATCAAAAAATCTGGTACTAATCTAGAAATTAGTTTGCGTGGGGTGACTTACGCGATCGCGCCTGACAAGCGATCGGCTCAAGTACAAAATACAAGTATTAAACAGTATCGATAATGTCGGGATTACGCTGTCTCACACCAAAAGAAAAACTGGTTTGTAAATTGCTTGTAGAGGGTTTATCATACAAAGAGATCGCTCTTCGTGCAGAGATGGGACTAAGGACTGTAAATTCTCACACTTGCAATATTTACAGCAAACTTGGGATCAATAGAAAGTCAGGAGAGTTGTTAAAATTGCTGCGAAGTGATATTGATGCGCCCGCAACAAATTTGTGTCAAAGCAAAGAACAACGCCTTAAGGTGTACCAGTTAAAGAAAGAAGGCTTTTCGGTGCAAGAAATTGCTGTCAAGCTGAGAATTACTCCAAGAAAAGTGTATAGCTATTCCTGTTCAATAAAGTGGCTCATTAAAACACGGAATGGTGGAGAATCAAATGCGATCAATTCTAAATAGCGACCAAAAACTTTTGATTCAGTGGCGATCGCTCCTCCATCACAATGTCCCTAGATTTGTTAAACACATTAAAGATCGTGGCGGTGTTAGCAATGAAGAATGGGAGTGGCTACACTTCCATGAACCCCAGCCAGATGACCACAAAAAATGGAAACAATGGCACAAAGACGACGCTAATTACCCACAAGGAGTGCTTGCAAGAGCTGATGAATACTTGCTGTTTCCTAAGAATAGGCAGGTTTTCGAGCAGGGGTTATTTGTATTAGTCAGAGCATTGGCGATCATGGCTTTTGTTCCTGGCGGAGTGAGGATGGTGGGGCTGCATTTTTGCTCTGAAATCGATAATTTTGTAGTGGATGAAGATGCGGGCGAAACCTGATTGCACTGGACAGAAATTTGGATATTTGACGGTAATTGGCAAAGCAGGTAGAAACTCAAAAAATATTCAACTATGGAAGTTGCAGTGTAATTGCGGGAAAATTATTGAAAAGCCTCGCATTAATTTTGATAATAATAAAGGACATCCCCCGTCATGTGGATGCCAGAAACGCTTAAGAGTGATAGAACGCAATCAAAAAAGAGCAAAACCTGATTGCACAGGGATGAGATTTGGCAGGATTGTAGTACTGGGCAAGGGTGGCACGCGCCCTGATTCATACGGATCTTATATTCAGTTTTGGAGACTACAATGCGATTGCGGCAATATAATCGAAAGAACTAGAGAAAGCTTTGATCGCAAAGGACAGGTTTCCTGTGGTTGTGCCAGAAAGCTGGGCTTAATAGACAATAAGCGCCGCCCACGCGATATCTCAGGGCAAAGATTTGGCAGTCTTACAGCTATTAAACTTACTGGATACAATGACGATAACAACAGGCCAGCATGGATGCTCGCTTGCGACTGTGGAAATACTTGTGAACTATCTTTATCAAAGATTACTCATAAACAACGCCAATGCTTGTGGGTAAATTGTGGTGACAGCACAAAACACCCCGAAAGATATCTTGAATACCCACCAACCCCTAATCCCTATCCCAAGGAAGCTGGCGAACTATTAGAAAAATATCTACATCTATCCGAGATCGGCTATCAACAAATCGATAGCGCAATTGAAGACGAGAAGCGTGATCGCCTCATCCGTGCTTGCTGGATTTTGACTTATAGGCGATCGCTTGGCGAACAACTTTCTGAGTTATATGAAAAGCGATATATCAAAAAGTCTCTGCGTTACTGCTCAATTGATGTTTTTTGGCGACGAAAACTGGAACAAAATGGAGGTTTCCTATATACTGTCAACAACAAGAAAAAAGAGATAGGTATAGCAATGGCCGACGGAACATCGCTCGACTACCCTGAGCTTGAACTTGAGGGGATTACTTTGCTACCTATCAATAATTCGCCATCACCAAAAAGATTAAAATTTCGTCGTTGCTAGGTCGCCGCACTGGGAATAATATCGCATAGAGTTCAGTAACCAAAAATGCCTATACCTGTTCCCGGAATTGAGCTAATCAAAGAGTTTGAAGGCTGTCATCTCGTCGCTTACCCTGATCCACTCTCAGGAGGCAAGCCCATTACTATTGGTTGGGGATGCACCAAAAAACTGGATGGCGGTGAATGGAAATTGGGCGATCGCATCACTCAAGAACAAGCCGATCAACTACTCATTCACCAACTAGAAAACGACTATTTACCCAAACTGCAAAAAATCCCGCACTGGGACGAAATGAACGACAACCAACGCGGCGCGTTACTTAGCTTTGGCTACAATTTGGGGGCGAGTTTCTACGGCGGCAGTAATTTTCAAACCATCACCAAGGCGCTAAAAAATAAGGAATGGGATAAACTGAAAACGGTTATCCCTATGTACTGCAATCCCGGCAGTAAAGTAGAGAAGGGATTGCGACGACGTAGGGAGGCGGAAGTGAACTACCTACACTGACCTTGCGGTACAGTGTAGGCTTCCCAATTCAATGGGGATTGCCTCAACCTTCGTAGATTTTTTACGTCCCGAAGATTTTGGTCTTACATCCCCTC